CCACAATTCAGTCGTGGAGCAGCAACTATGTCCGAGTTGCTGCTAGATCTTTGGTTCCAAGGTGTGTGTAGTGCTAGAGTGCACTCGACAGACATACAAACAGTTATTAAAACCAAATCGCCGTTGGACCCAGGAGGGAACCACCGGCACATCATTCACATTAAGCCACTCTGGCCTTCCTCGAAAGGAAGTATGAAAGATAGCATTTTAAATTATATAAGACTATCCCTGGATGTTTGTGTCGACAACCTTCTGACCAACGGCGTGCGGCGCTCTCTGTTTCCGTACCACCGGAAGCAAGCGCATACGGATGTCGCCCCAAGCGTGGGCAATCAGTTTTGCAGTGATAATATTCGCTGTGATGTAACCATCGCAACCCTCTCGATCTCAAGAAGAGAGGAATATACGTTTTGTCCGAGACGTAAGATGACAGCACCGGGGTTACCCTACCCGTTACGGAACTGCCCGCGATAAAGGCGACATTTAATTGGGCTATGACTCAGCCATGGACAATCCTCTTGTGGATGTCGATCAGGCTTGACGCGCATACGCATGCATCAAGGAACCAACTTGTAAAGGACCACCTCAACTCTCGGAGTTGTACCAACCATTAAACCAACATGTCGAACAATAATCAAAATCAGCAAACAGGGGACGATGAGTCAGGACATCACCAAGCAAGTTCAAGTGGCAAGAAGAAGGTCCGCCGTGGCCGTAATAAGCAAGGCCCTCAAAAGGGGGCAACCCAGGTCGCCAAAACCTCACAAGTAAAACAAGGAGAGTTTGGCGGCTCTGGTGGCCGTTCCAAGGGAGGTGGACACGCCAAGAATCAGAAGAAGCAGGCAAAAGCAAGCAATCAGAGGCCTTCTTCCGCCGGTTCAGGACGTGGCGTTAACACCTCAACTCCTGAAGAGCGTGCTGTGGCAACACAGTACAATCAACGGGAACAAGAACAAAACAAGCAACAAGCTCGTGTATTTGTGGATACACATCACTCTTCCATGAGGACAGTGGAGGAGCTAGAGTATGGTGGGGCAGACCATGGTAACCCCCTATCTCCACGGAGCAATTACACGGATATGTCCATGAACTCTAATGTATCGCACATCTTTAGCAACGAGTCGACGGGTAATGAAGGACCCCGCGTCGAAAGAGGTGACACTGTGCATGAGGACTCTGAATCTGATTCTGAAGAGAAGAAGGTTGAGAATCCTTGTGATGCCTTTGCTTTCGAACCGACGAAGCGCCATGCCAAGGGACTCCCTGGTCAAAACTCAAGCTACCTTCAAGAAGGTGACTTGAGCTCGATCCAGGTGGATTCTCTCGAGAGAACTCAGTTGTTCTCGAGCGATTCCACGGACTCAAATGTCCGGAATCACTTTGGCATTGACGCGTTCGGTCCGAAACGCAAGTTGGCACCTACAGTGTTACCTCACGGCGTAGGCAACCTTTCATGGCACCTGCCGACCTCACTTGCTGATAAGTGTGCGGTAATTGAGAGTGGATGGACAGGTGGTGACTCTGATCAGGACCCCTTTGTGCAGGCTTTACCAAGCTTGCGCAAGGCGTTCAATGACAAAGCCACAATCATCGAGTATCCGAACCTGCCTTCTTGGATCAGAAACCAAGTTGAGCCCATGATCAACGAGCATTTATTTGCTGCCGCGAAGGCAGCAGTACCTCGTACTTGGGCTGAGCGTTTTGGTCTGGAGGGCTGTGTGCCCTGTGGACTATCCCATGATGAACGCTGTGTCTCTTGGGTCGATGCCAACAAGCAGCACCTAGTCATGAAGTTTGTGAGCTTGGGATTTAACCGATCCCGGGACACAAAATACCGTGAGAGAGACGGTCGAGCTGACCAGACGATGGCACAAAACCTCGTCTTCTGTGCGGATCACATGGAAGGCCATTATTTGGCCTCCTTTGAGTTCCGTTACTTGAAGGACGAGGTGACAGGGCTGTGGGAAACACCCCAGCCCGTGCATTATGGTGGGGGATTTGCTACTGCAGACATGTGGAAGGATCTCTCCCTCTTCATTATCCCACATCAGTTCGACATGACCGTCTTTACCGCGGCAGGTTCACGACTAATGGACTGTGCTGTTGGCCTCCAAGACTCTAAGGGCGCTAATAATGGCGCCTATTCGATTCTCGTTGAAGCAGCGTTGGTGCGCGGTAAGAATATCGACGCCAACAACTTGCAGGTGACCTACGGAACCCGTTTCTTCCTCGCTACACTTTATGTGCATGTGAGGATGGACAAGGGTTGCATGATCATCCGCGGGGAGTCCGATCGTTCCAGTTGGAAATACCTTCTGGAAGGTCGGCCCCACAACGTCTGACGCGCACCCCTCTCTCGGGAGGAATTACATGACCCAACCAACTGGATGTTCAATTACGAGTTAACACCTCGTGATATGAATTTTCGGATAAATGGGTTGATGGTTTCTTCCGAGGGAGGAGTGCGTGTGGTGGACGGTAAAACGTACCACCAATCGGAGACGAGAGAGACGGTTTCCACCTTGAGAATATTTACAGATGGGAACAAAATGGTTGGT